GTCACAGGACTTACGGACGCAAGCAATACCACATATTTTTCTGACGGGGTTCATCCCACAAGTGCGGGAGAAAAAATCATAGGAGACATAGTATTTTCTCAACTTTTCCCTTCGTGATGAAAACGGCTATATCGCTTATTTTATCCCTTCTTATTCCGGTCTTGGCGCTTTCCTCAGAGACCACCGTTAACATTGGTGAACGTGTTGAAATATATATTGTCTCAGTCGATGGAACTGCGCCCTTCACTTATCAATGGCTAAAAAACGGAGGGATTATTCCAGGCGCAACCGCTGCCAGCTACATCATTGAATCGGTAGTTGCATCCAGTGACGCGGGATACTCGGTGGTTGTAACTAATTCAGCCGGCAGCACGCGAAGTGATACCGCACGTCTGAATGTAAACGTGCCAGCAGGCAATGCCGTGTTGGGAGTAAAGCGCACGGTGACGACCAGCGCAACCCCTCCAGCCCCGTGACCGACTGGCTATCCAGTCTATTCTCCCGCGTCTCCCTGCAAGGGGTGTCCTCGCGCCGGCTGGTCAGCGTGACCGTTGGCGTGGTGCTGCTGGCATGGCTCAATGTTGCCATCACGCAAACGGCGGTGCCGGAAATCCCTTACAGCGTAATAGCCCTGCTTGCCATCATCGTGGGCACGGGGGCGATAGATTCTTCCCGCCCATGACCGACTCCACCGAAAAGCCTGACAATCCCCGCAGCGAACTCCATAGCGCCATTGTCAATGACGTTACCCAGCGTAGCACATGGGAGGATAAGCAGGTAAAGTATTACAAGATGCGGCACAATGGCATTGCCCGGCGCAACAAGCCGTGGAACAACGCTGCTGACCTGCATTTTCCGCTCATTGATACGAATATCGAGAAGCTGAAGCCGCTATTCTTCCAGCAGATTGTTGGCATGGATGTGGTGGCCACGTTTGTCCCGATGCGGCAGCAGATGGCCGCGATGACCACCAGTGCCGCACAGTGGTTTGACTATAAGATCAGGGAGAAGACCAACCTCCAGGATGAGGCGCTGTCATGGATTGACTATGCCCTGATGAGTGGCCGTGGGGTGATGAAGGTGACGTGGAACCCCGACAAGAGACGGCTGGAGTTCACGGCGGTTGACCCGCTGTACCTGATTGTGCCGTCGCACACCAAGGAATTGCAGGATGCCGACCGGATCGTGCATGTGATGCCGATGAGCCTGGCGGCCTATAAGCGGTCGGGCATGTACGACACCAGCAAGAAGACGATTGAGGCTATTACCGGCCACGGCGAAGACGAGAACCCCGGTACGTCCAGTGATGTTTCCGCCAAGCGTGTTCGTGAGGGCATCACCCATGACAGCAACAAGGAGCGGGTGATTGTGTGGGAGGTATATACCCCGGTGGGCAATGGTAAATGGAAGATTGAAACATTCAGCCCGGCTGCCCCGGAGATTGATTTGCGCGACACGATGGAGTCTCCCTACGACATGGAGTGGGCACCGTTCGTGGACTTCGCCTATGAGATTAAGGACAAGGGGTGGTACAGTCCCCGTGGTTTGGCTGAGATCCTAGCCCCGTTTGAGGCCAGCCTGTGCCATACTTGGAATCAGAAGCACGATTCCATGCAGTTGTTCAACAAGCCGATTTTCCGCACGGATCGTGATGTCCCGAACACCATGAACGTGAGGATGGGACCGGGGCAGATTCTACCCAATGGCCTGGTGCCGGTGACCATGCCCCAACCTCCCATTAGCTTTGACCAGGACATGGTACAGACCCGCTCCATTGCGGAGCAGCGGGTGGCCAATCCCGACTATGGCATTGGGCAGGTTATTGACACGACCAACCGCCGTACCGCCACCGAGGTACAGGCCATTGGTGCCCAATCCCAGCAGGCCGGTGACCTCCGTGCCCGGGTGTTCCGTATGGCACTGGCCAAGCTCTACAAGATGGCGTGGGCGCTGTACGAGCAGTACGACAAGGAAGACCTGACATACCGCTTCCAAGAGGATGTCGTCCAGTTGGACCCGCAGGCTATCCATGGCCAGTACCACATTGAACCCAAGGGCGGAATCAATGAGGTGAACAAGCAATTCCTGCTTCAGCGGGCTTTGCAGCGTAAGCAGATTTTCGCCCAGTCGCAATGGGTCAACCAGCCGGAGCTTGATAAGAGCATCATGGAGCTGGATGACCCGAGCCTGGTTAAGCGGCTCTTTGTTGATCCCAACCTTAAAGACCAGAATGAGACAACTGACGAAATGCGGAACATCCCGGCCCTACTTATTGGTGCCCCCATCCCGGTACGGAGCGGCGACAACTACGCCCTCCGTGTTGGCGTACTCATGCAATTCCTGCAAGCGGCCAAGGGCAAGGGCCAGCAGCTACCGCCCGATGGCGTACAGGCCATTGTGGGTCGCCTCCAAGGACTTTTGCAGGCCGATGCCCAGGTGGACAACAATGGTGCCAAGCAACTAACCAAGAGCGTCGGTGACTTCCTGCAAGCAGCCGGATACCTGCCGCCACAGCAGCAGCCGAATCAACCTATGCCGCCGCAGGGTGTTTACCCTAGCGGTCAATGATATACTGCCGTCTAATGAGCCTTCTTCGCTATATCCGGGCTGCCCTTATCTTCATCCGGTTCCAGCCGTGGGTGGATGCCCCGGCGTGGGACGATAAGGACGCTATGGCACTGGGCCGGTTCTTGGATAGCCATACCGGGGCCAAGCTGAAGGCCATCATGCAGAACACGGTTTTGCGCCAGCAAGCCTATGCCCTGACCAAGACGGATGCCTTGGTCTATGAGGCGGGCTATTGCGGCGGGCAGAAGGGGTTAATTGCGATCATCGAATCGCTGGTCCCGGCCAAACAACTTACGGAGCTGGGGGAACAGGATACCGACCCGGCTACGAATCAAACGGAATCCTAACATACGGCAGCGGGTTGTTGCGACCCACTGACGAGCCATAGCAACATCATGACCGACACAGAACTAACTGAAGCTAGCGTATTGGAACTGGCCGCCAAATTCGACAATGGCCAGGACGTTGACACCCCGGCAACCCCGGTGGTGGCAGAAACCCAGCAGGCTAAGGAGCCGGCTGACAAGTCCGTTGAAGCGGAAGCCAAGAACGATACGGAAGCCAAGGAGGTAGAAAAGTCGGCGGAAACAGGCAAGGAAAACGAAGCCAAGGGAACCGAGAAATCCGACGCCGAGGAGAAATCCCGGTGGACCAAGAACAGGGAACGCAAGGAAAAGACATGGGAGGAAATCAATGCGGATAAGGCTGCCATCAAGGCGGAAAAGGAAGCATTGATGCGGGAGAAAGAGCAGATCCAGAAAGCCAAGATCACGCAGGACGTTTACCGTGACGAGCACGGGGCGACCGCCAAGGACTACCGCGAGGCAGCCAAGGCGCTACGTGAGAAGGGCAATGCCGAGATGGCTGACGCCGCTGAAAAGCTGGCCGCCAACGTCGAGGCCAAGGAATCGCAGCTCAAGCAACAGAAGGTGATGGAGGAACTGGCGGCCTCATGGAAAAAAAACTATGAGTCGCTGTCCGAAAAGCACCCGGAACTGAAGAACCAGGAAAGCCCGCTCTACAAGGAGACGGTGGCGGTCCTGAACGAGTTCAAGCTGTTGGCCCAAAATCCCGATGGATTGCGTTACGCTGTCAAGGCCGCCGAGGTTAATCTACAGGCCAAGGAGTTCGATGGCACCAAGGCAGAGTACGCCAAGCTGAAAGCCGAGTACGAAAAACTGCAAAAGAAACTAACGATAGCAGGCGGTGCGCCCACTGCCCCGATTGCCGAAAAGAAATCCTTCGAGCAGATGTCCCTGAAAGAACAGGAAGCCCATCTGGAGAAGGCGGCATTCGAGCACGACCGGGCGCTCGGCTATGCTTAATAACTAACTACTACTATGGCTGGTGTAACAACCTCTTCGACCCTCAGCGGTCAATTCCGGGCGCTTTTCTCAAAGCAGCTCCTTACCAACATCGAACAGATCCAGAAATGGGAACAGTTCGCCAATAAAGTCACTATCGCCAAGAACGGCGGTAACAAGTCCATCACCATGTTCCGTTGGGGCAACCCTTCGGCGGCTGATGTGCAAGCCCTCTCGGAAGGCACCATCCCGTCTGCCTCCACTTCGGCCCAGCTTGCCCTGTCGAGCATCACGAAGTCCCTGGCCCAGTATGGCCAGCGGTACACGCTGACCGACATCATGAAGGCCACCGAACTGTTCAGCTCCACCAAGGAGGCCGTCAAGCGTGCTTCCCAGGACTTGGGCCTGTGGGTCGATACGGTTTGCCGTAACGTCCTCGTCGGCTCCAACCTGACT